TCGCTATGCGTAAGAACATAGATACGTTCGATATGGCCTACATCGCTATATGGGATGCCAACTCAGATGAAATCAGCGAGATTACCGAAATCATCGAGCAGATGACCGGATTCACAGATTACACCCTGACTACGTTTGATGGCCTGAAAGAGAAAAGTAAACTATTCCGACAGTAGGGCTTGGATATATCCCCACGATTCTCGATACTTCTCTCTGCAAGTTATTGATTGTTCGTTGGTGATTTGGTTATGATTTAACCAACATTGTCATCGTCCTTATCAAAACACCCCATCGTTGATGAATACAGCTCGCATTCAGAACATTGAAAATGGAACGTCAAACATCCGCAGATACACTCCCATATCATACGCTCGTCTTCAGGCTCAGGCTTTTTAAAGGTGATGACTTCAGCCATTATTTGATCACAAACAGTTGTCACCCTGCTCTTTTGCCCGCTCCTGATCATAGTTCTGGCAATCATGGGTACACGTAGGCTGGACTACATAGCAGCCGGTCAGCATGAGTGTGAGCAGAAAGGCTTTCATAACTGCTCTTTATCCTGCATTAACCCTTACCCTGAATGGTGATGTCTTTGCCATATTGTCCAACTGAGCGCCAAATGCCTGGATGTTCTTGTAATTAATCTCAGCACCCGCCTTAGCCGCGTTGACCTCGACATTGGCCCGGTCTGTCTGCGCCTTGAATGCGTCGATATCTGTCTGTTCCTGATCGTTCTGCACGTCAGTTACGAGTTTAAGCCTGCTCGTTTCCTCGCGCATCTGCGCGGCCTGTGCTTTGCCCTGCTCAGCCATCGCCAGGACCATATTTGCATCGGGCTGTTGATTCTGTTGTGCCTGCTCCAACATGGCCATCTCTTCCTCGGTCTCAGGTTCTTTATATCCATTCATTACCAGTTGTTTATTAGCATAATCGCGGATGTTATCCATATTCACCCCGTCCATCAGGGTCAACTGCTCAAGCATCAGCATCTTGGACAGTGCAGGGTCAAGCTGTGCCGTGCGCTCAGCCATCGTGCCTAACTGCTCGATAGTCTCCTGCTTCTTGGATGCATAGGGCGTGCCAATATCTGCATAGACCTTGAAGGACTTCCCGGTCAGGTCGTTAACAGCAACCATCTCGCCAGTCTCGTTATCCTGTACATACTCCATTATTTGAACCGAATCCCGTGTACCGTCCGGCTTGGTAATAGTCACAGTACGGGGCGAATCAAGGATTTCTGAGGCCATAGAGGCGTAAATCTCAGCATCTCGTCTGAGAGCGTGTTTACGGTTCTGCTGGTACACCATAGACTGCTCATCCAGGCGATTCTGGAGCGCTGCTACGGCCTTTCCTGATAAGTCTACGTCTGCTATGTCTTGAGGGACATTGGCCGGCGCAACGTCTCCTACGGCCTCCCTGGACAGCTCTATGGACTGTATCAGAGCAGTCGGCATCGATTGCTCAGGCATTTGTCCTATCGGACCGCCAGGAAGCTCTACACCGTTTGCATCGTAGCGTTCCTGGATGTAATACGGATAGTTATTGTCCGATCCGTCCTCTTCATACATGTGCTGGAACTTGCCCAACTGCTCAGACCAGAAGATAGGCTTGGGACGCGGACTGCGACTTACAATATCAGCAAGGTAGGATAACTGGAAGTTACGCAGCCTCTGCGGGTCTTTCGCTAACCTAACAACTCCCTCGTAATGTTCTTCACCCTCTACAAAGGCGCGCTCACCGTACTGTGGAACGACAGGGATATTCTCACCGGCTATCTCGTAGGTCTCCAGAATGTCTGAACCAGAGGCAATATACAGTGTGATCTGCCAGCGCTTGATCTCTTTCTCACCGACAATCTCGTAGCCTTCATCGATCAATTCGTCTTCAATCTCTGAAATACTCGACGCCCTGACCCTGAGACTCTGACCAAATGGGTCTGCAAGTGTAAGAACCTTGTCCTTGACCTTCTCGCGGTGATAGAACCGGGTAACGTAAATAAGCTTGTTCTGACCAGCCGCCCAGGGGAATGTGTAGGATTCTTCCGGGTCCGAGAACGAGGACATCGCAGCATCTTCAATATCCTCACCAGTCAGATCCTTCACGAGATCCTTGTAACCGTCCTCAGAATAGGGCACCAGAATTGAACAGTAATCAGAATCTGACTTATCCAGCAACTTGGCGCTAGGGTCCCAGAATGTATTGTTATTGGCCTCATACAGCGGCCTACGACGAATAACCTGGTTGTCATCACCTTCAGCGTTGGTCTCGTACTCGGTGTACAATTCCCACGCACCAATCCCGCAGTTCACCGACTCACTCGAAGCGTTGTCAAATGCCTCTATGCTGGTGTTTTCCTTGTCATCCGTGCGATAGATCCCATCCAACAGGTCGGCGTCATCAGACGTAGCGGCGCCTAGAGGTTCATAGTCTACCTGAACAGGATTTGCCCTCAAGTCAGAGATAATCTGCCGCGTGGCCCTGCGTATGATGTTGAACTCACCCCTGTACTGAAGCTGAGACTCACCGAGCAGGTTGTCATCCCATTGCGTCACCCAGGCAAAAACAAGATCATCAGACGCTTTCTCGCGCGTGATCGTGTTGTAATCGTATGCCTTCTGGTGAAGATCCTTGAGCTCTTTTAACTCCAACATCAACGACGACCCATTGCCCGCAGAGGTCTAGGCAATACAACCTTGGTCTGGACTCTCGGAAAGAATGTATTCATGTCCTCATCCTTTATTCTGGCCAGCGAATCCATCATGTCATCATGCGTGGACACAGGGAATTCCTGATACTCGTCATCTATGAACGACTGTACAAGGTCTATAGACTTGCCCTTGTAGTCTGTTCTGCGGAGTGATTCAGGTAGATACATTCTATGGTTCTCGAATATGGGTATTAATCGCTTAATCCTGTCGTTCTTGGCTAAGATACCGCCTAACGGTGTGATATCAAACCGATAGTTCTCACGCTCCATGCGGTCCTCTAAGTAGGAAATGTCCGAATCCTTACCGTATTTCTCGTAACCTGTGTTGATGGGATTCCACTTCTGATGCAGCATAAATACCATATTGCCACGCTCTGTCAGGCTTAGCTTGTCCCTCACAATATCCAGCGCGTAGTAATTACCATCTACATTCAGACCGATCACCCACATGGCCGTATAATCAGATTTCTTCTTCTTCTCATTGGCCGGGTCTACAATAAGGTAAACGTTCATACCCCTTCGGTCTACTTCCTTGTAATGCCGCAGCCATTCGATCTTGAAGCCTTGTGACTTGTCAGCTGTCGGGTTAAGCAGCTGCTGACAGGCAAATACATATTGCCCTTGCTTTGTGCGCCGCTCCTTAAGCCATTCCTGCGACTTCAGCACTGGTTCGCCGTCAGGTTGCCCATTGATCGTAGCAGGGTGAATTCTTGGGATTGCCGCGCTCCTGTCTATGATCGTGCGGTAAGTGTCGTTGTAGTGATAACGAGTTCCAACTATCCGTGTTCTGCCGCCTTCCTCTCCGAGGTTGGTGGATAATTCCCATGCCTCGGTTGATTTGGCTATCATTTCAGGTGATCTAATCGACTCAAGTGTAACCACGTCATCATACAGCAATAATCCGTAGTGCTTTGATGTGGGCTGTCCGTCCACTAATCCCCATGCCTCAATCGTTGATTCTTTGGGATTGGACTTCCTTTTCACTACCAGCCCGTCATCCTCTGACCATTTAGGGGATTCTTTGTGTGGATGTTGGTAGAAAATGTCATCAAATGCCCATTGGAGAATGGTATTTGACTCAAATTCACGCTTGATCTGTCTGAGAAATCCCTTCGCTATCGGGCGCGTATGGCTAAATATCCCTACAGTGACCTCCCTTTGCTCTATCGGATCATCACCGTGACTTCTGATAATGTCCTGGATGGTTTTGGCAAAGGTAATAATCGTTGATTTGTAATGCTCCCTGGCCCATAAATCAAGATATCCATCAGGATTTTGCTGAACTTCTTTACACCTTGCTAGCAACCAGTCGTTCTCTACATCGTTCCTTTTCAGTGTGTACCAGAGCAGGAAATAAAGATCAGTGCGGCTTAGGTGCCTTATCAGTTGTTGCCTCTCCTTGTCTGAGCAAGTCTGTAATCCGGCTATCAGCGTCCTGTAATCCTTCGTGCTTGTGAGTGTGGTCATGTTTTATGTTACCGCTCACCTCTTTTTGATCTCTCCATTCCTCTTTCTGTCGGTTCTTTAACCAAAATATAGCTGCTGTTGTGTCTGGTGGGTAATGTTTTGTAGTTGGAATTATTAATGGCTCTTTTCCATTTTTGCCGCCACCAGTTGGGAATATTTTGTCTTCAGGGTGTGAATATCCTTTTGCTCTGTGAAATAGGCTTGATGATATTTCTGCATCTGCTCTTTCTTTGCCATCTTTTAAGGACTC